CCGGTAATTTTGCACCGGAAATTTTTAGCCAAAAAGTTCTCAAATTCTTTCGTCGCGCTTCGGTTGTTGAAGACATCACGAACACTGACTACGCTGGCGAAATTGAAAACTTTGGCGATACAGTTCGCATCATAAAAGAGCCGACTGTAACAGTATCCACCTACAGTCGCGGTTCTGTGGTAAACCCACAAGACTTGGCTGACGACCAGATTACTATGGTTGTTGACCAAGCCAATGCGTTTGCTTTCAAAATCGACGACATTGAAGAGCGTCACTCGCACGTAAACTTCGAGGCACTTGCCACCTCTTCTGGTGCATTTGCGTTGAAGCGTAAGTACGACAAGACTGTTCTTCAAGCTATGGCTAACGGTGCAGGTATTGCAGCTTCTGCTGTATCCGGCACAACTCTGACTACTACTGCTGCTGCAGGTACTCTTGGTACTGCTGCTGCACCAATCAACATTGAGACAGACGACGCTGGCATCAACATGATGCTTGCAATGGCCCGTCTCCTTGACGATGAGTCAGTGCCAGAAGAAAATCGCTGGTTTGTTGCACCACCAATCTTCTACGAGAAGGTGTTCCAAGCTGGGAATAAAATTGCTGAAGTACAGGTTACTGGCGACGGTACCTCACCACTTCGCAACGGTCTTGCAACTGTTGGCACACTCGCTGGCTTCCGTTGCTACAAGTCAACTGCGCTTAACAGCACAGGCGGCACAGACCAAGTTACTTTGACAGACGCATCTGCAACCCTCGCAACTGATGGTTCTGAGAACATTGTTCTTGCAGGTCACATGTCATCCACCTCTACTGCTTCGCACATTGCGAAAACAGAAGTGGTTCGTTCAACTGAATCGTTCTCCGACGTTATTCGTGGACTGCATGTTTTTGGGCAAAAAGTACTTCGCCAAGAAGCAATCGTTCGCGGCGTTGTAGACTTCGCATAAGGGGGGCTAGATAAATGGCTACTTACAACGTAACTGGTGCCGTAGCTGGCATCCCTCTTGGTAAGAAAATGCAGACTGTTGAAGTTGTTCTCGACTTCACATCTACTAATCTTGCTGTTGGCGACATCGTTAACGTCTTCGAGATTCCAGACAACACTCTGGTCTTGATGGCAGGTATCGAAGTGTATCAGGCCGCATCTACAGGCTCACCTACAATTGACATGGGTGATGCTGCTGCTGCTGACACTTGGGTAACTGATGTTAGCGGTTCTGCCGTTGCACAGGAGTTCGGTCAAACTGCAAAGCTCTACACTGCAGCAGACAACATCGACATTCTAGGTGTTGCTGCTACATTCGATGGAAAAATCCGTTGTATCGCAGTGATGTGTGATTTGGGTGACCCCGGAACAGGCGCACCGTTTGCCTAAGTAATATTGGGGGGGCAGGGTAACTTGCCCCCTTGACTCTTTATTTATTTTGTGATAAAAGCAGATAACCTTGCCGGGGGTAAATACACATGGCAGCTAAGAAATCAAAAAGCCCAAAGCCCAAGAACGCAGCATTGTACTCACGGGTCAAGGCAGAAGCTAAACGTAAATTTAAAGTATACCCAAGCGCATATGCAAATGCTTGGCTGGTTAGAACCTATAAAAAGCGTGGTGGCACCTACGCATAAATTGGAGAAGAACGATGGTAGATGGACCAATATCAAAAATATTTAACGACCCTATGGGCGCACTAAAAGCTTTTGGAAAGGGTGTTACAGAGGGCAATAAACAAAAAATAACAAAATCACAAATCGCTACCTACAAAAGAGTTCTAGGTACTTTAACTCCAGCACAACAAAAAACAGAAGCTGCCAGATTAAAAGCAGCAAAAAAAGTAGGTAGTAATCAAGTTGTTAAGTTAATTACTGGGATTGCTGGTAGATACGGTTCTGCTGCTACCAAGACTGTCAAAAAAATGGGCGGTCAACAAAAAGAAGGCGCACTTGCAAGAGGCGGCGCGGTTAAAAAGAAGATGGCGTATGGTGGTAAAGCCATGCCTAAGAAAAAGATGATGGGCGGCGGCAAGGTTATGCCTAAGAAAAAGATGATGCACGGCGGTAAGGTCAAGAAGAAATAAGCATGGCTAAACCAAAGGGCGGCTTAACTAAATGGTTCAAGGAAGACTGGCGGGATGTAAAGACCGGCAAGAAATGCGGTCGTTCTGGTAAGGATAAAAAGAAACGTCCCTACCCAGCCTGTAGACCTGCCAAAGTCGCCAAGCGTATAACTAAAAAAGAAGCAGCTAAGAAGACAGGGCCACGAGCAGTGAAGTGGTCTGTCACAGCTTCCGGTAAGAAAAGGACGAAACGTGCCACCAAGAAAGCCTGACAAAATGCCAGCCCGTAACAAGAAGAACTATCGTTCTACTAAGTCGGGTGCGGGAATGACTAAAGCTGGCGTTGCTGCTTACCGTCGCAAGAATCCCGGCAGCAAGCTAAAGACTGCTGTTACTGGAAAGGTAAAGCCGGGAAGCACGGCAGCTAAACGCCGCAAGTCGTACTGTGCAAGGTCAGCCGGACAGATGAAAAAGTTTCCTAAAGCAGCCAAAGACCCTAACAGTCGCTTACGTCAAGCGCGGAAGAGGTGGAAGTGTTAAACTTACTAATCGGACCAATTGCAGAAATTGCTGGCACATGGATGTCAGGCAAAGTAGAACAGACAAAAGCTAATGCACAAACCAAAGTAGCTAAAGCACAAGCTGAAGCTGTCGTCATGCAAAAGAAAGCCACTGGTGAGATTGACTGGGACTTAGAAATGGCTAAAGGGTCATCTAACTCTTGGAAAGACGAATGGCTTACAGTTTTATTTAGTATACCCCTAGTTATGGCCTTTGTGCCGGGAATGGAAGAAATAGTTGCAAACGGATTTCAACAATTGGAGCAAATGCCTGAATGGTACCAGTACAGCTTGGGCGTTATTGTTGCTGCAAGCTTTGGAGTCAGGTCGGCGACAAAGTTCTTTGGTAAGAAGTGATGACTGTAGAAGCTTTTCTAAAATGGAAGATACTTCCTAGATTTATGATGTTAGCCAGCACAGTAATGTCTTGGCGGTGTGCAGAATGGTTTATGGATTTGTCTGACCCTACAGCATCACAGTCAGCCTTCGTCAGTGTTGTAATGGGCGTGATGACAGGTGTCTTTGGAATTTGGATGGGTCACGAACACAAGGGGGATACCATAGTTGAAAAGCGTTCCCCTAGAAAAAATTAAAAGTCCCTGCAAGGGAATTTGTGTACTGGACAAGGAACGAGTTAAGTGTATCGGGTGTGGACGAACCATCGAAGAAATAACTAACTGGGGTAAAGCCAAATGAAATACAGAACAGAACATTTCCTAGATAAGTTAATTCACCATGAGGGTATGGTGCTTACTGTGTATGAAGACAGTCTGGGCATCGAAACTATCGGCATTGGTCGCAACCTTAAAGACAGAGGCATTACCAAAGAAGAACTAGACTACATGGACATCCCTAGCATGGATGTGGTCTACGAACACGGTATTACCGAAGCTGACGCTCGTTACCTTGCCATGAACGACATACGCATTGTTGAGAACGAACTGTGTCGAGTTCATCCTTGCGTCGAAGACCTAGATAGTGTAAGACAGTTGATACTGATGGACATGGCCTATAATATGGGGGTCCCCCGCTTGTGTAAATTCAAAAACATGTGGGGTGCAATCTACGATGGTAACTACGAAATAGCATCTATCGAAATGTTGGATTCCAGATGGGCAAAGCAAGTGGGTTCGAGGGCTGTTAAACTTTCGGACGCGATGAGAGCGGGGGAGTTTTAGGGTGGCTGATTATTACATTATAAAAACAAACGATAAAAAGGGTAATGTAAAGTTTTCTCGCTATCGTGGTACGTATGACCCCGACAAGCGAAGCACCATATTTGATGGGGGTATGTCTCAATCTAGGGTGGATAAACTTAAAGAATCTGACTCTGGTAAAAAAAAGGTAGACAACTTTTTTAGCAATTATAAAATTATTGATAAAACAACCACCTCAAATTTAGATAAAGCTAAAAGTTTTTTTGAAGATGTGGGTGGTATGATTGTAGGGGGAGCTAAAAAGGGCAGCTTTCTACAGATGAAAAAGTACGGGGGTCGTGTACAACCTCGTCGGGCTTCTAACGCAGGAGATAATAAATAGTGCCACCTCGTAATCACAGGGATTGGGTCAAGACTCCGAAAGTAGAACACATCAGTTCCTCAATCTACTCCAGTCACGACATCTACAAACAGGAACAAGAAAACATCTTCTCCAAGGTTTGGGTTCCCTGCTTTCACAAGAGCGAGTTACCGAACGAGTTAGATTTTCGAACAGGGCAGATAGCAGGACAGAACATCCTTGCTTACAACACAGGCACAGAAATTAGAGCCTATCGTAACTATGACATAATGCAGCCGTCTGGTACGTTTGCTGCTCAAGTAGTTACTTCTGAACCACGATTACACTGTGAAGTAAAACATGGCGGCATGGTCTGGATTACCCTAGACCCTAACCCTACCATGTCAGTAGAGGAGTGGACTTGTGGTGCTTTTGATTGTATTGCGGATGCTATCGACACTGAAGAAATGGAAGTCTTCCACTACCACAAGGCCATAATAGATACAAACTACAAGCTGTGGCACGATACCAACAGTGAGTTCTACCACGACTTTATGCATTACTTTAATCGTGTGTCAGGTTTTAACGATGAATACTTTGCTAGAAAAAACATACCATTCGATAACGGACATGTTAATGTTAGCAGCTTCACCGTTAACTACGAAGAATACGATGGCTTTGAGGATAGAGGAGAGCTTAGTTTCCCTAACCTGCCACCCAATCAATGGTACATGGTTGACCTGTTCCCCGGATTTAATTTTAATCTTCGCGGTAGTGCTTATCGAAGCGACAGCGTTACACCTCTTGGGCCAAATAAGGTTCTTATTGAGTTTCGCGGGTACGGTCTTAAAAAAGATACCCCTCAAGAACGGCAGACTCGTATCAAGCATCACAACTCTATCTGGGGTCCGTTTGGGCGTAACCTACACGAAGACCTCATAGGCGTAGCTGGTCAGGGTACAACAATGCGCGAGGGAACCGAACCTCGTAACATCTTGCACGGACGACATGAGAACAGCACCATCCACGACGAAGTTGGTATGCGCCACTACTACGCAGAGTGGAGCAAATGGATGGGTTTGGATGCGAGTAAGTCTTGGCAATTAGCGGCGTAGCAATGGTATGTATACTTTCAATCAATCCGATTGAAGTTAAGGCTGTGGTCTACGACACTCACAAGTGGATGTCTAGCTGCCACGTAGCTGTAACCGAACACGGGTTCAACAATCCTGATGCAACTTGTTTCTGCGTTGCAATGGATAAAGAAGCTGAATAATGGCTACAAAGCTAAGTGAGAATACCGAAGTTGCGCTACCCCTACGTAACATAATAAGCATGGTGGCTGCTGCCAGCGTAGCAACGTGGGCATACTTCGGTATTATCGAACGTTTGAATCAGATAGAAACAAACATCACAATGATGGAGTCTGACTTAGACCAGAACACAGAGTTCCGTATAAAGTGGCCTCGTGGTGACATGGGCAGTCTCCCAGCAGACAGCGAACAGTTTATGCTGATAGAGCATCTGTCAAATCAGTTAGATGACTTGGCTACACAGATAGATGAAGGCAAAGCCCCCTACGACCAGCAGCAGAAGTTAACCCTAGAGTTCTACGAGAAGCGATTAAACGCCCTAGAAGAAAACTTAGAGAAACTAAGAAATGGAAATCATTAAAACCATAACTCTTATCTTATATATGGGCGGTGACGTTTCTGAACACACAGCATTTGAAAAGATATCAAAATGCCTAAAAGCTAAAAGAACCATAGAAAGGAACTTGTATAAGAAAAGCCAGACAGTACGGTACTCTTGTGAAAATAAAACTGTAGAAGTATCCAGAAATGCTGATGGTTCTAACTATATAGTTCGTATAGTAGAATAACCACAACCAAAACGAAAGTAACCTAATGATTGCAGAAACACTCGCAGGTATAGCCCTTGTGAAGAGTGCCGTAGATGGTATCAAATCTGCAATAGGAACTGCCAACGACATCGGGGACATAGCAGGTTACATAGACAATCTGTTCGAGGGCGAAAAACAGGTACAACAAGTTCGCAACAAAAAAGCCGGTAACGTAAGTATTAGTGACCAGTTTGGTGTAGATACTGTTGCTCGTGACGTAATTGATGCACGTATCGCTGCAGAAAAACTCCAAGAAGTAGCCACGATGGTTGACATGCGGTTTGGTCCGGGAACTTGGAAGGGCATAGTTATTGAACGAGCCAACCGTATCAAGGCCGCAAAGGAAGCTGCAGCAGCAGCCCGAAAAGCAGAAAGGCTAAGACAAGAAGAAATGATGGAGAACATCAAGGTAGCGGCTCTGATAGTGATGGTTTTTGCAATCGGTATTGGACTCCTGATAGCGTTGATGGTTTCTACTGCATCTGCCCTTATTAATTAAATTCTTGACTAAACTTCAAAATTCGTATATAATACTTTTGAAGGGACTAACATGAAACAACTTGCAATAGACGCACTGCGTTACAGATATGAGGCACAGAAGAAAAGTGCAAAATATACTCTCACAAATTATCTCCAAAATCCAGCAGCTATTGGAGAGCATCCTGACCTTCTCGAAGAAATGGACAAAGCTATTGGAAGCTGGGAAGAAGCCAACAGCAGGCTTCAGGCTTTGGATGACATCACAGACGAGGGCTATCCGTCCCTGTTTGACTAACTACCTTGCGTTGGGTTTGCTAAATTGCGGCAAGCCCTTTACTCGTGTAGGCAACTGGTTTTGGAAAAAGCATCGTACAGTCCTAGACTGGAACAAGAAGTGATACGTCACCAGTTCTTAAAGCCAGTGTATTTAAGAAGGACAAAGTTTCCCCCGGTATACAAGAAAGAAGACTTGAAGCTTATACGCACTCTACCCGGCGGGATTAAGCAGTACAAACTAAAAGAAAAGAAGAGCAAATCGAACCATGACATTTCTTGAACTAATAAATGCTGTTCTACGCGAAGTCAACGAAGTTGAACTCACAACGATTGGTTCGAGCAGGGGCATACAAACTTCAGTAAAAGACTTCATAAACAAATCTCAGCGGGACATTATTAATTCAGAGGTCCAGTGGCCTTTTACTATTGTGTCTACTTCTTTTACCACAACTGCAAGCACGGCAGAATACACCCCGCCCGCCGCTGCAAAAACAATAGACTTTGATACCTTTACTGTTCAGGAGTCTGCGACCACTGCAGAAACAACTCTTCGGTACATATCATTTAACGAGTACATCGAAAGCCTTAATGAAACCGATACTAACCCATCAGGGGACAGCGAAGGTCTGCCTAGATTTGTATACCAGACCCCTGATGAAAAAATAGGTTTGTCTCCGGTTCCAGATGTGGCTACCTACACTATTCGTTACTACTACTATGCAACACATTCAGACATGGTAGCGGCAACCGACACACCTGCCATACCTGAGAGATTTCACGATGTTATTGTAAACCGCGCTCGTTACTACACTCACATGTTGCGTTCTGACACCCAGTTTTCTCAGCTTGCACTGCGGGACTACTCAGAGGGATTGAACCGTATGCGTGTCGAGCTTATCAACCGTAAGGACTACATGAGAGCCGTTTAATGCCAGATACTTCACTACAGAGTCCCTATGTTGTACGTCTAGGTGGTGGTCTGGTTCTTGATAAAGATACCTTTTCTCTACCGCAGGGTGCTGCAATACAGCTAAAAAACTTTGAGCCAGACATAAACGGTGGCTATCGCCGCATAAGTGGGTTTTCTAAGTTTGACTCTGCACAGGTCGGAAGTTCAGCCAGTACAATTCTTGGTGTTCACATATACAAAGACCAAGTGATTGTTGCACAGGGAACATCTGTATTTAAGAGTTCGGGTAGCGGCTACACAAGTATTGACACAGGACGAACCAGTGCTGGAAGATATAACTTTGTAAACTACAACTTTGATGGCACTGATAAGATGATTATGGTTGACGGTGCCAACCTTGCGTCCATATTTAATAATTCGTCTGTGAGTGACATAAGTGCATCTGACAGACCCGCAGACCCAAAGTTTGTAGAAATATTTAGAAGCCACGCTTTTTATGCTGGCATGTCTGCTACCCCTCAAGAACTCATATTTAGTGTACCCTTTGACGAGGATAACTTTCAATCGGGTCAGGGTGCGGGAAGCATCAAGGTAGACGGCGTTATCGTAGGTATAAAAGTCTTCCGTGAAAACTTGTTTGTTTTTTGTGAAGATTCTATTTTTAAAGTAACAGGCTCTAGCCTATCAGATTTTGCCGTTGTCCCTGTAACCAGAAAGATTGGTTGTGTAGACGGGTTTAGCATTCAGGAAATATCAGGTGACATTGTTTACCTCGCTCCTGACGGTTTGCGAACCATTGCTGGTACTGAAAGAATTGGTGACGTTGAACTTGGAACCATATCAAAACAGATTCAGCCTCGCTTGGATAATGTTACGAGAGACCGCATATCGTCCCTTGTAATCCGAAAGAAAAGTCAGTACAGGCTCTTTTTCCCCGGAGATTCCCAAGCCGTAGGTTCAGCTTCAGGAATTATAGGCGTTATAAAGTCTGGAGTAGAAGGCGGCGTTGGGTGGGAATACGCTGATATAATAGGGGTGAAACCTGCGTGTTGTGCTTCCGGCTTTATCAGTGGAACCGAAACCATAGTTCACGGGGGGTACGACGGGTACGTATACAAGCAGGAAGACACATCAAAGTTCGACGGAACAAACATATCCGCTCTGTATGAATCCCCTGCTTACACGATGGGGGATGTCGGCCTCAGAAAAATGATGCAGAGGATTATCTGGAACTACAATAACGAGGGGCCGGTTGATTCAGACTTTCGCATTCGATACGACTTTGGCTCTACTAGCATTCCTCAACCCAGCCCATACCCGTTAAATATCGGCGGCTCATCCGCTATCTACGGAACCAACACATATGGAACAGCCGTTTATGGTTCATCAGGGGAACCTATTGTTCGACAGAGTATTGAGGGTAGTGGGTTTACAGTGTCTGTTCGCTTAGACGATACAGATGGTGCCGACCCAATTTCAATCAAAGGATACCAACTGGAATTTACTCCGGGTGGAAGGAGATAAAACATGGCAGGTTATACCCGTCAATCGACATTTTCAGATGGTGACGTTATCACCGCTGCACATAGTACTGATGAGTTTAACCAAGTACTTGCAGCGTTTGTAAACACATCTGGTCACAAGCACGATGGTACAGCAGCGGAGGGTCCGGTCATTGGTTTGATTGGAGACCCCGGAATTGTTACGCCTCTTAACAAGGTTGTCATAGATAACCCCAACAACCAAATCGAGTTTTCGGTAGACGTATCAAGCTCATCTGTTGAACAGCTTGTTATAAAAGATGGCGTAGTCGAACCTACAACAAACAACGATATTGATTTAGGTTCGGGTAGCAAACAGTTCAAAGACTTGTACTTAGATGGTACGGCAACCATTGATGGTCTTGCCATGCCAACAACAACTGTTACGGATATCTTGGATGAAGACGATTTGTCATCTGACAGTGCAACTTCATTGGCAACCCAACAGTCAATCAAGGCATACGTTGATTCTCAGGTCACTGCACAAGACCTAGACTTTCAGGGTGACAGCGGTGGCGCACTGAGCATAGACCTAGACAGTGAGACACTGGATATTGCAGGTGGTACAGGTATTGATACAACCGGCTCTGGTAATACACTGACCGTTGCTATCGACTCCACCGTCACAACCCTAGCAGGTTCGCAAACCTTAACTAACAAAACCCTTACCACACCAATCATTGCAGAGATTGACAACGCTTCTGACATTACATTG